CGACGCAAGATGTGGTCGAACATTGGCCTGCACAGTGCGAAGGGTCCCGCGTGGGGCAACATGGGCAGGACGTTCGTTCGCGCTGCGCTGAACAGCGCCCGCAACATCAATCCCAAGGACAACTCACCGCAAGCGGCGGCGGCACGACGCATTCAGGGATTCCACGAACTGGATGGCATTGAGTTCGTCGCCCGAATCGATGTCGAGAAGGATGGTCGCGGCGAGTTGCGTAACGTGGTGAAGATCGCGGTTGAGCCCGATCAGCCCGAATACGCTCGCGCCGTCGGCAGCGCATCTGCCCCGATAGTCGCGCCCACCGCTACCCGCCCGACTTCGTCTCCCGCGCCGACACCTGCTGCTTCTGTGTCTGGCAAACCAGCCTGGGCACAGTAAGGGGGTGGGCATGAACGGGAAACGTTGCGGCAATTGCTGCCATCTCGATCCGTACAGTGCCAGTGACATTGGCGGTCTGCGTATTGCGCGCTGTTGCCATCCGAATGGCGTGCGGATCGGGACAACCTCGATTTGCAATGACTACGTCGAGCTCGATGCCTATTGCACGGATCATGCCGTTCGCGTCCGGCCTGGCAAGCAGGCAGGAGGCTGCCATGCATGAGCGGCAAATGTTGGGTTTGCCAACGACAGGCGCGGGGCTTCGGCCACTCCGACAACCGGCATCGCATCGGCGATCCACGGCGCTACCCGATCGACTGGGTGTTCTGTTCACGCCGCTGCCAGGATGTGTTTCACGCCTTGTATGGCAACTGGCTGCGCGTGAAGGATGGCGGCAAGCGCATCGAGGAGGTCGCCATGATCGATCCCTCTGACGTCGAACTGGCCGCTATGCGCAAGTGCCTCAAGTCCTTCGGCGAAGCCGCCGGTGAGATTGGATTTGCCAAACCACTCGGCGACTACAGCGAAGCCGAAGCACTGCGAGTAATCGACGCCATTGTCACTTGCTACACCGATGCGATGGTCGAGCATCACGAAGAGACCAAGTTCCCACCGGTACGTGGCATGGCACCGACCCCGGATCCGATGGCCAACCCCTTTGCCGATCTGGAGGATGACTTGCCATGGGAAGACGGGAAGGGGGTGAAGCGATGATCGACTTCAACTCCTCCTCGAGCTTGTCTGGCCAGGTCACGGTCTTGATCGATGCCGGTATGCAGTGCCAGCGATCCGCCGAAGTACCGCGTGACTACCTGGGGGCTTCGCGTCTGGGCGTGTCATGCCCGCGGGCGCTGCAGTACGAGTTCGCCAAGGCACCCGTCGACCCTGGCCGTGACACCGATGGACGCTTGCTACGCATCTTCAAGCGTGGCCACGTCATGGAGGATTGCATGGTCGACTGGTTACGGGCAGCGGGGTTCGACCTGCGTACCCGCAAGGCTAATGGAGACCAGTTTGGTTTTTCGGCGGCTGGCGGGCGACTGCAGGGGCACATCGACGGCGTCATCGTCGGTGGCCCCGATGGGTTCGCCTATCCCGCCCTCTGGGAAAACAAATGCCTCGGATCGAAGTCGTGGCGTGACCTGGAGAAAAACCGCTTGGCGGTGGCTAAGCCCATCTACGCCGCCCAGGTGGCGATTTACCAAGCCTATCTCGAATTGCACGAGCAGCCGGCCATCTTTACCGCGGTCAATGCCGACACCATGGAGCTCTACACCGAGTTGGTGCCCTTCGACGCGGCATTGGCACAGCGCATGTCCGACCGGGCGCTGACCGTGATCTCGGCAACCGATGCAGGCGAGTTGCTGCCGCGTGCCTTTCATGACCCCACCCATTTTGAGTGCCGGATGTGCGCATGGCAGGACCGGTGCTGGAGGACTACACCATGACCCCTTTATCCATCACCGATGTACTGGGCGAACGCTTGGTTGATGCAAGCGAGGCGGCCCATTGCCTGAACCTGCCGATGTACTTGCTCACGCATCCCAAGGAACGAGAACGGCTGGGGATACCGCATTACCGGGTCGGCAAGCTCGTGCGCTTCAAATTGCATGAGCTGGAAGCCTGGATGCTTGTGCAGGGAGGCACGTCGAATGCTTGATTTCAATGACGCTCCTGTTGAGTTGCCGCCGGATTACGGCGTGACACGCGAGTCCTTACGGGCCGATCTTGTCGCACGACTGGAATCGGTCCTGACCACGCTGTTCCCGGCAGGCAAAAAGCGTAAGGGGAAATTCCTGATCGGCGATGTGCTTGGCAGCCCCGGTGACAGCCTCGAGGTCGTCCTGAATGGGGAGAAGATTGGGCTCTGGACCGATCGGGCAACCGGTGATGGCGGCGATATCTTCGATCTGATCGCAGCACATCTGGGTGCTGATGCGCAGACGGATTTTCCGCAGGTGCTTCAGCATGCCGCTGATCTGCTTGGCCAGTCGCCCCCGGTTCCGTCTCGGAAATCCAAGAAGGAGGCTCCGGTCGACGACCTTGGCCCGGCGACCGCAAAATGGGACTACCTCGACGCCGCCGGCAAACTGATCGCGGTGGTGTACCGCTACGACCCGCCTGGGCGGAAAAAGGAGTTCCGCCCCTGGGATGCTAAGCGCCGCAAGATGGCTCCACCCGAGCCACGGCCGCTCTTCAACCAACCAGGGCTGTCATCGGTCAGCCAAGTGGTACTGGTCGAGGGCGAGAAATGCGCGCAGGCCTTGATCGACATCGGCATCGTGGCGACCACGGCAATGCACGGTGCGAACGCCCCTGTGGAGAAAACCGACTGGTCGCCGCTGGCCGGCAAGTCCGTGCTGATCTGGCCGGATCGCGACAAGCCAGGCTGGGATTACGCGACGCAGGCGGCACAAGCCATCCTGTCGGCAGGCGCCAAGTCCTGTTTCATCCTCTACCCGCCCGAGGAAGCCGCTGAGGGTTGGGATGCGGCAGACGCCATCGCTGAGGGGTTCGACGTTGCTGCCTTTCTGGCGCATGGCCCGCGCCTGCAGATGCACGACATCACCGTGGATGTCGAACCGGTCGCCAGCAGCGACGAATCGGTCTGGGGCACGGAGGATGCATTGGCTCTGGCTTTCACCCGGCGCTATCACCGCGACTGGCGCTACGTTTCCACCTGGGGCCGCTGGCTGGTGTGGGATGGTAATCGCTGGCGCACTGAGGACACGCTGGCCGCCACAGATCTGATCCGTAGCGTTTGCCGGCATGCCGCCGTGCGCGCCGAGAATCCCAAAGTGGCCGCCAAGCTTGCCAGTGCCAGTACGGTCGGTGGCGTTGAGCGGTTGTCACGCGCCGACCGTAGGCATGCCGCCACCACGGATGAATGGGATGCCGATCCCTGGCTGCTCAACACCCCAGGAGGGGTAGTCGATCTGAAAACCGGTCGCCAGCGCCCGCATGACCGCGCTGACCGGATGACAAAGATCACCACGGCCACTCCTGGGGGTGACTGCCCGATCTGGCGGCAATTCCTCGACGAGGTCACGGGCGGCGACACGGAGTTGCAGAGCTATCTGCAACGGATGGTCGGCTACGCACTCACCGGCTCGACGCGAGAGCACGCGCTGTTTTTCTTGTACGGCACGGGTGCGAACGGCAAGTCGGTGTTCGTGAACACGCTGGCCACCATCCTGGGTGACTACGCGACCAATGCGCCGATGGACACGTTCATGGAGACGCGCACCGATCGGCATCCGACCGATATGGCCGGTCTGCGTGGCGCACGCTTCGTGGCAGCCATCGAAACCGAGCAGGGACGACGCTGGGCTGAATCCAAGGTCAAGAACCTCACTGGCGGCGACAAGATCTCGGCGCGTTTTATGCGCCAGGACTTCTTCGAGTTCTTCCCGCAGTTCAAGTTGTTCGTGGCGGGCAACCACAAGCCGGCCATTCGCAATATTGACGAGGCGATGAAGCGGCGCCTGCACTTGATTCCATTCACGATCACCGTACCGCCTGAACGTCGCGACAAGCATCTGCAGCAGAAATTGCTGGCCGAGCGTGACGGCATCCTGGCTTGGGCGGTGCAGGGCTGCCTCGACTGGCAACGGCTGGGGCGTCTTGATCCTCCCCAACGGGTGGTCGAAGCAACCGAGGAGTACTTCGAAGCCGAGGATGCGCTGGGTCGCTGGCTGGACGAGTGCTGTGTGCGTGAGCCCAATGCCAAATCGCTGACTGCCGAACTGTTCACCGACTGGAAACAGTGGGCAGAGGCAGCTGGTGAATTCATCGGGTCGCAGCGGCGGTTTTCCGATCTGCTCATCACGCGCGGTATTGAGAAGTGGCGCAACAGCGTGGGGGTGCGTGGCTTTCAGGGGATCGGCCTCAAGAACCCACCTGCGCCCGCCTATACCCCTTATGCCGATAACTGACGCTCATGAAAAACCATCTGTCTGACGCAGCCGACGCTGTTTCACATAACTCCCCACACGCGTGCGCGTGCGCGCCTCATGGAATGTTTCGACAAACCGTGTCGGCTGCGTCAGGCCGAGAGCAAGAAAGGACTGAACACATGAACACGACAATTTTGGCCCTTGATCTGGGTACGAACACAGGATGGGCACTGCATCACCTGGATGGCAGCATCATCAGCGGCACGGAATGCTTCAAGCCGCAGCGGTTCGAGGGTGGCGGGATGCGTTTCCTGCGCTTCAAGCGCTGGCTCAATGAACTGCTATCGGCGAGCCAATCGATCAACGCCGTGTACTTCGAAGAGGTGCGGCGACACGCGGGCGTGGATGCGGCACACGCTTACGGCGGTTTCATGGGCCACCTCACCGCCTGGTGCGAGCACCAGAACATTCCGTATCAGGGCGTACCCGTCGGCACGATCAAGAAGCACGCGACCGGCAAAGGTAATGCCGGCAAGGACGAGATGATCATTGCCGCCCAATCACGGGGGCACGATCCCAAGGACGACAACGAAGCCGATGCCCTGGCATTGCTGCATTGGGCCATCGAGACGCAGGAGGTGTGACGTGAAGATCCCCATTCCTCCTTACCGCTGCCCGCTGGGACGAAGCACCTCGCGGGAAGAACCCGAGGACATCAAACGTCAGGGTTGGCGTGATCAACACATCTTGGTTATCGCTGAAAACGATGACCGGTTGGATTTCATGGAACGTGAGTTCGTCCGGCAACTGGGCGAGCGCCTGTACGGGGAGAAGCGCCGTGGTTGAATGGACAATCGAAGTCGTGGCAGAACGCTTTGCTGAAGCCGCTGAAACCAGTCGACGGTTGCCCCGGGTCACCGTCCAAGGCTACTTCAACGTGTGGCCGGCATTCGCCAGGGATGCGTGGGAGTCCTACCCAGACGATGAGCATGTCTATCGCCCATTGCCACCAACACCTCAGGCCATCGAGCAAATGCTGGAGACGATGCGATGGGTGCAGTGGCTCGAAGTCGAGCAGCGTCATCTGATCTGGATGCGCGCGAAACACTACGAGTGGAAGTTCATCTGTCGTCGCTTTGGCTGTGAGCGGACCACCGCTTGGCGTCGGTGGCAACGCGCATTGCAGATCGTTGCCGAACGACTCAATGAGCAGCCTCATCGCGCGGTAGTGTTTTGAAGTGATTTGGCGTGCGTGCGCGTGATACAGATGCAGCCATCGGCAATCAGCGGTTTTTAGCCCTGCAACATTTACCCCGGAAATTGGATAGCATGACAGCTATGATCTGGCGAGCGGTGTGGGTGTGATGCCTACATCGCTTCCGGTCAGAAATTCGACGGGTCCTTCCTGTCAAAAAGCCCATGCGGGAGGCGCGAGCCCGGCATTTCGCTACCGTCAGACCGCAAATTGAGGTTACCAGTTACCACCCTGGTTACCACCTGAACCGAGTTACCACCCTTTGATGACCCGCCCCTTGTGGCGGGTTTTTGCATTCTAATGACCGAACAACTGCGCGTCGAGTATCGCAAGATCGAGACGCTGATCCCTTTCGCCCGCAATCCGCGCACACATTCCGAGGCGCAGATCGCCAAGCTGGCGTCCAGCATCGTCGAGTTCGGCTGGACTCAGCCCATCCTTGTCGACGGTACCAACGGCATCATTGCCGGCCACGGTCGTCTGGCGGCGGCGCGCAAGCTGGATCTGCTGGAGGTGCCGGTCATTGAACTCGGCCACCTGACGCCGGCACAAAAACGGGCCTATGTCATTGCTGACAATCGCCTGGCACTGGACGCCGGGTGGGACGAGGAACTGCTCTCGCTGGAACTGGCCGAGTTGTCCGAGGCGGGTTACGACCTGACCATGACCGGTTTCTCCAACGAGGAGATCGAGGAACTGCTGGTCGGTGCCGAGCAGGGTTTGCAGGACGAAGCTCCTTCAGATGCCGAGGATGACGCTGCCGACGAGGTGCCGGAGGCACCTGCCAATCCGGTTTCACGTCTGGGAGATGTTTGGCAGATTGGAGCGCACCGACTGATCTGTGGTGATGCCGCCGATGCCACCGTGGTCTCTGCTTTGATGGCCGGCGAACAGGCTGCCCTGTGCTTCACCTCGCCGCCCTACGGTAACCAGCGGGACTATACGAACACCATCATTGATTGGGATGCCCTGATGCGGAGCGTATTCAATCAATTGCCCATGGCCGCCAACGGCCAGGTGCTCGTCAATCTCGGCCTCATCCACCGCGACAACGAAGTCATCCCCTATTGGGACGGCTGGCTCGACTGGATGCGCACCCAAGGCTGGCGGCGTTTCGCCTGGTATGTCTGGGACCAGGGACCGGGATTGCCTGGCGACTGGAATGGCCGGCTGGCACCGTCTTTCGAATTCGTTTTCCACTTCAACCGCCAAGCCCGTCATGCCAACAAGATCATTCCCTGCAAATTCGCCGGTCAGGAAACCCATCTCCGCAAGGATGGTAGTTCGACGGCGATGCGCAAAGCCGATGGCACGATCGGCGGCTGGACTGCGGCCGGCACACCGACGCAGGAGACCAAGATTCCCGATTCCGTGATTCGCATCATGCGCCACAAAGGGAAGATCGGTCAGGACATCGACCACCCTGCCGTGTTCCCGGTGGCACTGCCCCAGTTCATCCTGGAGTCCTATTCCGATGCCGGCGATATCGTCTTCGAACCCTTCTGCGGTTCGGGCACGACCATGCTGGCGGGAGAGCGTACCGGCCGAAAGGTACGGGCCACCGAGATTGCACCCGAGTACGTGGATGTCGCCGTGAAGCGCTTCCAGCAGAACTTCCCCGAAGTGCCGGTGACGCTCATGGCGACGGGTCAGACCTTCGCGGCGGTGGCCAGTGAGCGGTTGGGAGGTGGGACATGACCATCTCCTGGCTCGCCGACAAGATCGAGCAATGGCCGACGGCCAAGCTGGTGCCGTATGCCCGCAACTCGCGCACGCACTCCGATGCCCAGGTCGCCCAGATCGCGGCCTCGATTGCCGAGTTTGGTTTCACTAATCCGATCCTGGCCGGTAGCGATGGTGTCATCGTTGCTGGGCACGGTCGCCTGGCTGCTGCCCTTAAACTTGGTCTGGCCATGGTGCCGGTCGTGGTCCTTGACCACCTGACACCGATCCAGCGTCGCGCCCTGGTCATCGCGGACAACCGCATCGCCGAGAACGCTGGCTGGGACGAAGCCATGCTGCAGGTCGAACTGGCGGCGCTGCAGGATGATCAATTCGATCTGGCCCTGACCGGGTTCGACGCCGATGCCCTGGCAGATCTGCTGGCCGGCGAGGAAACGACAACCGAGGGTGACACTGACGAGGATGCGGTTCCGGACGACTCCGGCACTGTCGTTTCACGCCCGGGCGATGTCTGGATCTGTGGCGAACATCGTGTGGTCTGTGGCGATGCCACTGACCCGGATGCCTATACGTCGGTACTCGGTGACGAGATCGCCGACATGGTGTTCACCGATCCGCCGTACAACGTCAATTACGCCAACTCGGCCAAGGACAAGATGCGTGGCAAGGACCGCGCGATCCTAAATGACAACCTGGGCGACGGGTTCTATGATTTCCTGCTGGCAGCACTGACACCCACCGTGGCGCACTGCCAGGGCGGGATCTATGTGGCCATGTCATCCAGCGAACTGGACAGACTGCAGGCGGCGTTCCGTGCTGCCGGCGGTCACTGGTCGACCTTCGTCATCTGGGCCAAGAACACCTTTACCCTGGGCCGGGCCGACTATCAGCGCCAGTACGAGCCGATCCTCTACGGCTGGCCCGAGGGGGCTGACCGGCACTGGTGCGGGGACCGCGACCAGGGCGATGTCTGGCAGATCAAGAAACCGCAGAAGAACGATTTGCACCCGACCATGAAGCCGGTGGAACTGGTGGAACGGGCCATCCGCAATTCGAGTCGCCCGGGTGATGTGGTGCTTGATTCCTTCGGTGGGTCAGGCACCACGATGATTGCTGCCCACAAGTCAGGCCGCAAGGCGCGGCTGATTGAGCTGGATCCGAAGTACGTCGATGTGATCGTGCGGCGCTGGCAGGAGTATGCCGGGGCGCAGGCCATCCGGCAGTCCGATGGCGTGGCGTTCGATGCTCTCTCAGGCCGAGGGGAACTCGGGCAGCAAGTCGCCGCTGGTAATGTCGGCCACGTAGGTGACGTCGCGGAACTCGCCAGGGTTGTCGGCGAGGATGACACCGCCGACTGACTGGATCGCCACGCCGTACTTGCGGCTGAGCTGGGTCAGTTCGGCGATGAACTTGTCGTAGTTGGCTTCGAGTTGCTGGGTGGTGACGATGGCGGCCATGGCGATCTCCTCAGGCTGCTTGGGCTTCGAAGGATTCGTCGGTCACTTCGCAGTGGATCACGAACCCGGTGAGGTAAGGCAGTCCCTTGGGGATGCCGTAGTCCTTGCTGGTCTGGCGGCCAATCGTCCAGCCCATCCACCGCGTCACTGCGGCGTCGATGGCCTGCTTGATATCGTGGCCCCGGAGAATTTCGTTGAGGACGTCGTCCGCAAAATGGCGTCCGTGGCGGCTGTCCAGGAAAAGCCTGACTGATTCGAGGGGCTGGTTGGTGGCGTCCGAGATCGCGGTCATCGCGATCGGCCAGGCGGCTTCGGCGTTATCGTTCATCGTGCCAAAAAAGCCCCAGGCGTCGTTCTGGGTGGCGGGGATGGTTTGCTGGGTGGTCATCGTTGTCTCCTGGGTTGATCGTTGCGACACCCGTATGAACGCGCTGTTTGATTGAGAAGCCAATCTATTTATCGAACAATTTCGAATCATTTTTCGGCGGCGATCTGGTCGAGCAGTTTCATCGCTGTGCGGTCACCGCCCAGGGCGATGCGCATGGCGCGCAGCGCCTGGTCGATACTGACTTCGGGCCGGCGATTGTCGAGTAGCCAGCGAATGGCACTGGCCTGGTCGTGACTGGGTGTCGGTGATTCAATTGCCACCCCAACGTAGCGACCGTAGCTGCCGCCAGAGGGATCAACGTAAAGGGTGGTGCGGCCAGGGGCGCTGACTTCAACGACTTGCCGGAGGCCATTCGCGTGGCCTCCACGTCCGGTGAGCCAATCGCGGTCGTCTAGCAGGGTGTTGGCAAAGGTGTCGTATTCGGCGGTGGTCAGTTCCTTGCGGAACTCGATCGTGATCGTTTCAGTCGATGCGCTCGGGTCACTGTTGTGCAGCACCTCATCGAGGCTGCAGGGCTTGCGGGTAAATCGTGCGCGGATGGTGGTGGTCATGTTGGTCTCCGTTCGTTTGATTGATGTGACGTCCGCATGAACGCGCTGTTCAATCAGGAAGCCAAGCGCTTTCTGAATCATTTTTTGGGGGTGGCGGCAGGTGTCGCCACCCCGGTTGGATCAGACGATCCGGTAGATGCGCTCCCCGCCATCGGCCTTGTCCGAGGTGAGGTTGAGCCCGAGCTTCTTTTTGAAAGCCCCGGCAAAGGTGCCGCGCACCGTGTGGGCCTGCCAGCCGGTGGCCGCGCAGATCTGGCTGATGGTGGCGCCCTCGGGTCGCTGCAACATCTGGATCACCGTGGCCTGCTTACTGTTCTCGCGAGTGCGGGGCTTGCCCTCGATGCCGACCTTGAGCAGTCGCTGGGCAGCGACTTGTTTCTCTTGCGCCCAGTTGGCCTCTGAGGCCGACACGGCGGCCTCTACCTCGGGGTCGGGATGCGTGGTGGTAGGTGCCGGAACGTTGCGCCCAAGGGCCACGTAACCCTCGGCAGCGACGTAGTAGTTGTCCTGGCCGTCGCGCGTGATCAGGGCCTTGTTGAACAGCCCCTGGATGACTTTCTGGCGGGCGCCACCCTTGACGTTGTCGGGGAACCAGACGATCTGGCCGCCGTGGTGGTCGATGGCATGTTCGAGGATGTCGTACTGGCTATTGCTGAGTGTCATGCGGTTGTTCATGGTGATCTCCGTGGTGGTGGATGTGTTCAGTCTTCGAGGACGATGCGTCCGTCGAGGGTGATCCAAAGGCGGGCGTCTTCGGGAGTCGCCATCTCGCGCGTTTCGCGGCCGGTGGACATCCAGACGCCGTCCTTGCCGGTGTAGCTGTAGGTCTTGCCGTCGTGGATTACCTCGACCGGCAGGTTCTGGTGAAACTCGACATCGACGTTCATCCAGCCGCGCAGGCGATGGTTGGTGTCGATGACTTTGGCCTCGATGGTCTGTTTGCTGTTCATGCTGTCTTCCTCGCGTGTGGTGATGGTGATTGCATGAACGCGCTGTTCTGGAGGAAAGCCAAGCTCTGAATCGCAACGTTGGAGAACATCTGCGATGGGCTTGATGTAAATCATGGGTCTGTCGATACGCGCTTACGCCCGGCATCGCGGCGTCTCTCACGTGGCGGTCAAGAAAGCGATCGATAGCGGACGCATTACGCCTGAGCCGGATGGCACGATCGAGCCGAACCGGGCGGACCTGGAGTGGGCACAAAACACGGTGTCCGCCAGAAAAGCCGGCCCGACCAAGGTTGCAGCGGCTGCACCTGAACCGCCTCGCGCCAGAGCAGTGGAGCCAGCAGAACCGGCAGCCCCGGTCCTTTCGACCGGTGGCACCTCGCTACTGCAGGCCAGGACGGTCAACGAGGTGGTCAAGGCGCAGACCAACAAGGTGCGCCTAGCCCAACTCAAGGGCGATCTGGTCGACCGGGCGCAAGCCATTGCCCATGTCTTCCGGCTGGCCCGTACCGAGCGGGATGCCTGGCTCAACTGGCCGGCGCGCATCTCGGCGCAGATGGCGGCCAAGCTGGAGATCGATGCCCACGAACTGCACGTGGCCCTGGAATCCGCCGTGCGAGATCACCTGATCGAACTCGGCGAACTGCGTGCCCGGGTAGATTGATGGAACTGGAAGAGTACGAAGGCGCACTCGACATCGAACGTGCCTGGCGGGAGGGGCTCGTCCCGGATCCGCTGCTGTCGGTGTCCGAGTGGTCCGACCGGCACCGCATGCTGTCGTCGAAAGCCTCCTCGGAACCGGGGCGCTGGCGCACCAGCCGCACCCCTTATCTGAAGGAGATCATGGACTGCCTGTCGCCGACCTCGCCGGTCGAGCGCGTGGTGTTCATGAAGGCGGCCCAGTTGGGCGCCACCGAGATGGGATCGAACTGGATCGGCTACGTGATTCATCATGCACCGGGCCCGATGATGGCGGTCTGGCCGACCGTGGAAATGGCCAAGCGCAACTCCAAGCAGCGGATCGACCCGTTGATTGAGGAGTCGCCGACCCTCAAGGAACTGATCGCACCGGCCCGGAGCCGCGATTCGGGTAACACCATCCTGGCCAAGGAGTTCCGGGGCGGTGTCCTGGTGATGACCGGCGCCAACAGTGCCGTCGGCCTGCGCTCGATGCCGGTGCGGTATCTGTTCCTCGATGAGGTCGATGGCTATCCCCTCGACGTCGATGGCGAAGGCAATGCCGTGGCGCTGGCCGAGGCCCGCACGCGCACCTTCGCGCGGCGCAAGATCTTCATTGTATCGACGCCGACCATTGCCGGAGTCAGCACCATCGAACGGGAATACGAGGCCAGCGACCAGCGGCGCTACTTCGTGCCATGCCCGCACTGTGGACATCGGCAGTGGCTGCGCTTCGAGCAACTGCGCTGGGAACGTGGCGAGAACGGCACCTTCCCGGAGACCGCTGCCTATGTCTGCGAGTCTTGCGAGGTGCCGATTCCGGAGCATCACAAGACGTGGATGCTGGAGCACGGCGAGTGGCGCGCGATGGCCGAGGGCAATAACCGCACGGCAGGTTTTCATCTGTCGTCGCTCTACAGCCCGATTGGCTGGCGGGCGTGGCGAGACATCGCAATTGCCTGGGAGCGTTCCATCAGCAAGGAGTCCGGATCGTCGGCCGAGATCAAGACCTTCAAGAACACTGAACTTGGGGAAACCTGGGTTGAGGAAGGCGAAGCTCCTGACTGGCAGCGATTGCTGGAACGGCGGGAGGACTACCGCATCGGCACCGTGCCGGTTGGCGGCCTTCTGCTCACCGCCGGGGCTGACGTGCAGAAGGATCGCATCGAAGTCTCGGTCTGGGCCTTTGGGCGTGGCAAGGAGTCCTGGCTCGTCGAGCACCGCGTCTTGATGGGCGACACCGCTCGCGACGAGGTCTGGCACTCGCTGGCCAGCGTGCTTCGCGAAACCTGGACGCATGAAACCGGCTGCCAGTTGTCCCTGTCGCGCCTGGCGCTCGATACCGGCTTCGCCACCCAGGAAGCCTATGCCTTCGTGCGCCAGCTACGAGATAGCCGGCTGATGGCGGTTAAGGGTGTGGCGCGGGGCGCGGCCTTGGTGGGCACCCCAACGGCGGTGGATGCGACCACCGGTGGTAAGAAACTGCGCCGAGGAATCAAAGTGTTCTCGGTGGCCGGCGGCATTGCCAAGCTGGAGTTCTATAACAACCTCCGGAAGTCTCCCGAGGTCGCCGAGGATGGGGTCACGATCCGTTACCCCATCGGTTTCGTGCATCTGCCCAAGGTCGATGCCGAGTATCTGCAGCAGTTGTGTGCCGAGCAGTTGGTGACCCGGCGAGATCGGAACGGCTTCGCCATCCGTGAGTGGCAGAAGATGCGCGAGCGTAATGAAGCGCTCGACTGCTACGTCTATGCCCGGGCCGCCGCCACCGCATCTGGCCTTGATCGCTTCGAGGATCGGCACTGGCGCGAACTGGAAAAGCAACTCGGGATCGCTTCGGGTGATCCCCCCGCATCAGATGACACAAACGATATCGAGGCCACCCATAGCGGTGGCCTCGCTGTTTCTGGCGTCCGCAAACCGGGACGTCAATTGATCCGCAGCCGATGGCTGACCTAACTGGAGTAACTCATGAGCTTGCAAACCCAACTCAATAGCTTCGTCCTCCGTGTTGCCGAGGAATTCAATACCGTCAAAGGCCGCACCGGCAACCTGACGGCACTGACGACCACCGACAAGTCGAGTCTCGTCGCTGCCATCAACGAACTCAAGACGGCGATCGTCACGGCGGTCACCATCGATGACCTGCAGGTCTCGACCACGACGACCTATTCGTCGAACAAGGTGGTCACGCTGCTGGATGCCCTCAAGGCAGACATCCTGGGGGGCGCCGACCCGGCCTACGACACGCTGCTGGAACTCCAGCAGGCGTTGCAGAACGACCAGTCCGGGATCGCCGCGCTGACCGCCGCGATCGACAAGCGCGTCCGCTTCGATGCCGCGCAGACACTCACCGTTCCGGAGCAGCAGCAGGCCAGGGCCAACATCGGAGCGGTGGCTGCCAGCGATATTGGCGACGTCGCGACCGACTTTGTCGCGATCTTCGAAGCTGCCCTGGTGTAAGACGTGAGCCTCGCATCGCAACTCTCTGCGCTGGCAAGTCGCATCGGCAACGAGATCAAGGGACTGATTCGTCCCGACCACCCTGGACTCGCGCGTGCCTGGGTCAATTTCGGCTACGTAAATGGAGCTGTGCAACTGCGTGCCGCATTCAACGTGGCGTCGGTGAGCCGGTTGGCCACCGGCCGGTATCGCATCATCTTCGAGGCCGCGATGCCCGATACGGCGTACTGCTGGGTCGCCACCGGTCGCAGCAACACCAACAGCGGCACCGTTCGCTTCGCTGCCGCACGCGGTACCGCCGACAACAAAGTGGAAGCTGGGCTGGAGATCGTCTGCACCTCCTCGTCGGGTTCAATGGCCGACGCCCCCGAGGTCAGTCTGGTGGTGTTCCGGTGAGCACACCGACCTACACAGAGGCCCAGTTGCAGGCCCTGCGCGACGCACTGGCAAAGGGTGAGAAGCGTGTGACCTTCGGTGACAAGACGGTCGAGTACCGCACGGTGGACGAACTCAAAGCGGCGATTCATGAGGTCGAGGTGGCGTTGCACAAGGATGCCGTGACGACCGGACTGATCCCGCGTGCTGCCCGCCAGATCCGTATCACCACGGCAAAGGGGTTCTGAATGGGCTGGCTGAAACGCATCTCGCGCCGCATGTTCGGTGGCAGTCCGCTGCACGAAGCGGCGGGTAGTGGCCGCCGGTCGTTTGCCTGGCTGCCGAGCAACCCGGGGGCCGTGGCGGCAATGACGGCGACCCAGACCGAACTGCGCACCAAGAGCCGCGACCTGGTACGGCGCAATGCCTGGGCCAATGCCGCCCTGGAATCCTATGTCGCCAATGCCATCGGCACCGGCATCAAGCCGCAGTCCCTTGTCACCGATCCAGCAGTGCGCGAACGAATCCAGGCCCTGTGGCGCGACTGGACGCTGGATGCCGATGCCGCAGGGCTGACCGATTTCTACGGGCTGCAGGCATTGGCCTGTCGCGCCATGCTGGAAGGGGGCGAAGCCCTGATCCGAATTCGTTACCGCCGCAAGGAGGACGGACTGGCGGTAGCCCTGCAGTTGCAGGTGCTTGAACCTGAGCATCTGCCCGTGACCCTCAACACCACGGCAGAGAACGGCAACGTCATCCGGGCCGGTATCGAATTCGATCGTCTCGGACGGCGCGTGGCCTACCATCTCTATCGCACCCATCCCGAAGATGGCGCGCTGGCACCCATGTCGGGCAATGGCGGGATGGAAACCGTGCGTGTCGCTGCCAGCGAAATCCTGCACCTGTTCCGGCCGCTGCGTCCGGGCCAGATCCGGGGTGAGCCTTGGCTGGCACGTGCCCTGGTCAAACTCAACGAACTCGACCAGTACGACGATGCCGAACTGGTGCGCAAGAAAACTGCCGCGATGTTCGCCGGCTTCATCACCCGTCTGGCCCCCGAGGACAACCTGATGGGCGAAGGCTCGGCGGACCCAAACGGCGTGGCACTGGCCGGTCTGGAACCGGGCACCTTGCAGATCCTGGAACCCGGCGAGGACGTGAAGTTCTCGCAGCCGGCCGATGTCGGCGCGAGCTATGCCGAGTTCCTGCGCATGCAGTTCCGGGCCGTCGCTGCCGCCATGGGCGTCACCTACGAGCAACTGACCGGCGATCTCACCCAGGTCAATTACTCCTCGATCCGCGCCGGTCTGCTGGAGTTCCGCCGCCGCTGCGAAGCCCTGCAGCACGGCGTGATCGTTCATCAACTGTGCCGGCCGATCTGGCAGGCGTTTATCGAACAGGCGGTGCTCGAAGGATCGCTGGCTCTGCCGGGTTATGCCCGGGGTGATCAGACCCAGCGCCGCGCTTACCTGGCCGTGAAATGGATTCCTCAGGGCTGGCAGTGGGTGGATCCGCAGAAGGAGTTCAACGCCATGCTGACCGCGATGCGTGCCGGGCTGCTGTCGCGCTCCGAAGCGATTTCGTCCTTCGGCTACGACGCCGAGGATGTGGATCGCGAGATTGCGGCGGATAACGCCCGGGCCGATGCACTTGGCCTCGTCTTCGAGTCCGATCCACGCCATGACCTGGGGGCACAGCCAACTGCCCCCGTCGTTCCCGACAACCCGGAGAACCCCTGACATGAACCTGCCTCATCTAGCGTCCCGGCTCTACGGGACGCCGCTTCTGCTCGCCCGAGCCAAGCTGGACGTGATCCTCTCTGTACTGGGCGATCGGGTGAACTGGCCGCAGCCGCCTCAGTCCGATCTGGCGGCACCGCTGGCCTCGATGCGCCAGACGATCGACGCACCGACTGGGATTGCCATCATCCCGGTGGTCGGTTCGCTGGTACGGCGCACGGTTGGACTGGATCCGGCCTCGGGCTTTACGTCCTACGCCGAGATCGCCGGCATGGTCGATGCCGCGCTTGCCGATCCATCGGTCGAGGGCATCGTGCTCGACATCGATTCGCCAGGTGGCGAAGCGGGCGGCGTATTCGAACTCGGCGAACACATCCGAGCCGTCAATGCCGTGAAACCGGTCTGGGCGATTGCCGCAGATTCCGCCTTCTCGGCGGCCTATGCGATTGGCTGTTCCGCCTCGCGACTGGCGGTCAGTCGTACCGGCGGGGTCGGCTCCATTGGCGTGATTGCCATGCATGTCGATCAGACTGCCAGGGATGCCCAGCAGGGCTATCGCTACACGCCGATCACGGCCGGGGATCACAAGAACGACTTCTCTCCCCACGAAAAACTCACCCCCGATGCCCATGCCCGCCTGCAGGCAGAAGTCGATCGCCTGTATGGCCTGTTCGTCGATCACGTCGCCACCATGCGCCGGATCGATGCCGAGGCAGTGCGAGCCACCGAGGCCGGCATCTATTTCGGCGAGGACGCCGTCACGGCGGGACTGGTGGACACGGTCGGCAGTCTCGATGCCGTCCTTGCCGATTTCAGCAGCTTTCTGGTGGCTCGCCGGGCGCGCGGCCACGCGGTTTCCAGTTCCACGCGCCCATTGGCTGCATCCCCTTCAACACTTATGGAGAACACCCACATGCCTATGACTGATCCTGCCCAAACCCTGCCGACCGATGATCCGTCACCGGAAACTGACCCTGCCACCGAGAAGAGCGATACCAACGAATCCCCTGCAGCAGCACCTGCACCTGGCGCGGCACGCCCCGATGCCTTGGCGATTGCCGAACTCTGCCAACTCGCCGGCCATCCCGAACTGACGGCTGCCTTCCTCGCTGAAGGTGTTTCCGAAGCCCATGTGCGCAAGGCGCTGCTGGCGTCGCGTGCCGACAGTCAGGAAATCAGCTCGACGATCGCGCCGGATGTCACACCCCAAGCAAACCAGTCCGCAACCAACCCCCTGGTGGCGGCGGTCAAGAAACTCACCGGAAAGGAGTAAGCCATGTCTGTTATTACCGAAGGTCTCAACCTGGGCGATCTGCTCAAGCACGAAGCCCCCAATCTCTATTCGCGTGACCAGGTCACCGTTGCCGCCGGCCAGAACCTCCCGCTCGGCACCGTGGTGGGCATCGACGCCACCACGGCCAAGGTCAAGCAGATCGATCCGGCCGCGACCGATGGAACCGAAGTCGCCGTCGGTGTGCTTGCCACCTCGGTTGACGCCAGCCTGATTGACCGTGAGGACGGGATTCTGATTGCCCGCCATGCCGTGGTCGCCGATCACGCGCTGACCTGGCCGGCTGGCATCACCCCAATCGACAAAGCCGCCGCCATCGCCCAACTCAAGGCGGCCGGCGTGCTTGTTCGCCACGCTGTTTAAAGGAGCCTTCTCATGCAGAACCCGTTCGCGAATCCCGCCTTCTCGATGTCGAACCTCACGGCCGCCATCAACCTCCTGCCGAACCGCTATGGCCGGCTGGAGTCCCTCAACCTGTTCCCGGTCAAGCCGGTGCGCTTCCGCCAGATCCTCATCGAGGAGAAGAATGGCGTACTGAACCTGCTGCCGACCCTGCCGGTGGGCAGTCCCGGTACCGTGGGACAACGCGACAAGCGCAAGATGCGCTCCTTTGTCGTGCCCCACATCCCGCACGACGATGTGGTACTGCCCGAGGAAGTCCAGGGGCTACGCGCCTTCGGTTCGGAAACCGAACTGGAGACGGTGGCCGGCGTTATGGCCCGCCATCTGGAAACGATGCGCAACAAGCACGCCATCACGCTGGAACACCTGCGCATGGGCGCGCTGAAGGGCATCATCCTCGATGCCGATGGCAGCACCTTGTATGACCTGTACTCCGAATTCGGCATCACCCCGAAGTCGATCAACTTCGCCCTGGCCACGGACAGCACCAACGTCCGCCAGAAGTGCGTCGATACCCTGGCGCATATCGAGGAGAACCTGCGCGGCGAGTTTATGACCGGCGTGCGCTGCCTGTGCTCCCCGGAGTTCTTCGAAAAACTGATCGCCCACCCGAAGGTCGAGAAGGCATACGAGAACTTCCAGCAGGGCGCGATCCTGCGTGACGATGTGCGTGCCGGCTTTACCTTCGGCGGCATCGTCTTCGAGGAGTATCGCGGTCAGGCGACCGACGGCAACGGGGCCACGCGCCGCTTCATTGCGGCAGGAGAGGCGCATGCCTTCCCGATTGGCACCATCGACACCTTCGGCACCTACGTGGCACCAGCCGACTTCAACGAGACCATCAATACGCTGGGGCAGCCCCTGTACGCAAAGCAGGACGCGCGCAAGTTCGATCGTGGCACGGATCTGCACACCCAGTCCAACCCGCTGCCGATGTGCCATCGCCCCGGCGTGCTGGTCAAGCTGACGATGTCCTGATGGCTTCGGTCAGCGATCTCTACGCTGCTGCTGGCCGTGCCGGCCTGCTGACGCCCGCCATGATCGGGAGCGCGGAAGTGCTTGTGGACTTCCGTGCCCCCGACGTGGAGGTGCTCGATGGCCTGGGCCTGTCATCCGACTATGCAATCCGCTATCCCGCCGACGAGGTATTGCTCGATACCGGTCACGAACTCGTGATCGGGGGTATCACCTATCGGGTCAGGGAAGTGCGTGCCATCGGCGATGGTTCCGAGTGTCAGGCGATGCTGATGCGCATCTGATTCTTCTATCAAGGAAATCCATGAACTCGATTCGCGAACGCATTCTGCAAGCATTGGCCAGTCGTCTTGGCCACATCGCGCAGGGCGAAGGAGCGCAGATCCTGCGCTCTCCCACCACGGCAGTCACCCGCGAGGCTTCGCCAGCCTTGCTGATCTTCCCCGAGGCCGAATCCATCGCCCAACGCGCCAATGACCGCATCGAACGGCATCTGATCGTGCGTCTCGTTGCGCTGGCCCGTGCCACCGACACCGAACCGGCTGAGGCGATTGCTGACCGGCTGATCGTGGCTTGTCATACGGCGCTGTTCTCCGACCCGAATCTGGGCGGCACAACGCTCGGCTTGCAGGAACTCGATTGCGATTGGGACATCGAGGATGCCGATGCCACAGCAGCAGCGATTCCGGCGCGCTACCAGATCACCTATCGCACCCTGGTCCATGACCTGACGGCGCAAGGCTAAAACCAACTCACCACAGGAGCAAACACCATGGCTTATTTCTCCGGTCAGGGGCGCGTATTCATCGGCGCCCGTACCAGCGGCGGCAATCCTGCCGGCCTCAACTTCGTCGGCAACGTTCCCGATCTCAAGGTATCCCTCTCGGTCGAGACCCTCGAACACCAGGAGTCGCAATCCGGGCAACGGCTGACCGACCTGCAGATCATCAAGGGCAAGAAGGGCGAATTCGCCTGCACGCTGGAAGAACTTATCCCGAGCAACCTCGAACTGGCACTCTACGGCAGCACCACAGCCGTAACCACCGGCACGGTCACCGACGAGGCCATTGCGACAACCCCTGAAGTGAATAAGTTGTATCTGCTTGCCAAGCAGAACGTGTCGTCCCTGGTGGTGAAGGCGGGAGCAACCACGGTCGCCAACACCAAGTACACCGTGAATGCGAAGCATGGGTCCTTCCAATTCACCGACATTACCGGCATCACCGGTGCCATCACCGCCAGCTATTCCTATGGCGCGGCCAACGTGACGGCGATGTTTACTCAGCCCTTGCCAGAACGCTGGGTACGCTTCGAGGGGCTCAATACGGCCGACTCGAACCGCGAAGTCGTGATCGATCTTTATCGGGTGGCCATCAATCCGGCCAAGGAACTCTCGGTCATCACCAGCGACCTGCTCAAGTTCGAGTTGTCCGGGCAGGTGCTTGCCGATCTGACCAAGTCGGCCAGTGGCGAGTTGGGTCAATTCGGCCGGATCGTCCTGCTGTGAAGAAGGCCACTGATCCCATGGCGGTGCTGCCGCCCGTCCCGGTCGAGATCCGCGTGGCCGACCAGACGATCGCGCTCACGCCACTCGTACTGGGCGAGTTGCCAGCCTTCGCCCGAGCCATCCAACCCTTCACCACCGAACTCGCGGTGGAACCCGACTGGCTGCGTCTGCTGGGCAGTCACGGCGAGGCCATGATCGATGCCATGGCCATTGCCAGCCGTCAGCCCCGCGAATGGATTGCCGGCCTGGCACTGGATGAGGCGATCTGCCTTGCGCAGGCCATGTTCGAGGTGAATGCCGATTTTTTTATTCGCCGGGTGGTGCCGAAGGTGGGCGAGGCAGTGAGTCGCATCGGCAGTCAGTGGGCTGGGTCGATGCCTGCCAGCGCCTGATCGCCCATGGCCATGCCTGGCAGGACATCCGGCACTACACCCTGGCGCAGGTCGATGCCTGGCTCGACGCCATCAATCGACAGGAACAGCGGCAACTGGCGAATCTGCTGACCGTCATCGCTACCGGAAGCCAGGGCACTGGCGAGGCTATCCGCAAGGCGCTGACTGCTCTCCACCCATGCTCAAAATCTCCCTGACCACCTCGGGCCTGCTCGACAAGCGCGAACTGGCCGCCTGGACCCGCTCAAAACGTGAGGCGATCCACAAGGCGGTCGGCCTGGGCATGCGTGACAGCAGCCGCAGCCTGACGGATGCGCTGCGTGCCCGGATGCAGTCTGATCTGGCGATCCGCAAGCCGGCCTTCCTGCGCTCGATGCGGGCCAAGGTACTGGATCAGGATTCGTCGCGGCTGCCGGCCTTGCTGGTGGGGTCGCGTGTCTCCTGGCTGGGGGTGCATGTCCGGGGAGCGACCCTGACCGGGAAGATGCTGATCCCGCTGACCGAGCCTGGCCGTCGGATGGGACGCAAGGCCTTCGCCCGGGTGATCGACACCCTCATGCGATCCGGCAATGCGTACTTCATCAGGAAGGAAGGAAAGGTCATCCTGATGGCGGAAAGCATCAAGGAGAACGCCTCGGCCCTGACGCGCTTCAAGCGTGCCGAGCGACGGCGCACCGGCGCGAAATCGATCAAGCGCGGCCAGGAGATCCCCATCGCCGTGCTGGTGCCCCGCGTCACCATGAAACGCCGTTTCGACTTCGACGGGACAGTGCGGCGTGCCATGCCGCAGCTGGCTCAATCCATCAATCGTTACCTGAATCGCACCTGACATGGCTTCCGATCGCGCACAGATCCTCATCACCGCTGTCGACCAGACCCGCACGGCCCTCGACGGCATCCGGAACAACCTCGGCCGCCTGGGTGATGAGACCCGCCGTGTCCAGGGCTTACTGGCTGGACTGGGCGTCTCGCTCACGTTGGGCGCGTTTGCGGCACTGGTCAAGGGGGCGATCGACTCCGCAGATGAACTGAACAAGCTCTCGCAGAAAATCGGCATCTCGGTCGAAGCCCTGTCGACGCTCCAGTTCGCCGCCCAGTTGTCGGATGTCGGGCTGGATACCCTGAAGACCGGCCTGAAAGGACTCTCCGCCAACCTGACGGAGGCGCGAGCCGGACTTGGTGAAGGTGCTGCCTTGTTCCAGGCGCTTGGTATCTCAGTCGAGGATTCGGCGGGCAATCTCAAGTCCTCGGACACGATCCTGTTGGAGATCGCCGACCGCTTTGCCAGCTTCGAGGATGGGGCCACCAAGACGGCCCTGGCGGTCAAGCTCTTCGGCAAGAGCGGGATGGACATGATCCCGTTCCTGAATCAGGGATCATCGGGAATCCGTGCGCTGATGCAGGAGGCCGAACGCCTGGGCCTGAAGTTGTCGACCGAAACGGCGCAGGCTGCCGAAGCCTTCAACGACAACCTCACTGCACTCAAGGCGTCGACTTCGGGGCTGGGTATTTCGCTCGCCACCGAGTTGCTGGCACCCTTGCGGGTAGTGACCGACGCAATCCGCGAAGGACAGGGAGAGGCGACGGGGTTTGCTGCCATTCTCGGCGGTGCGCTCAAGACCACCCTGGAGGCGATTCTCGTCCTTGGGGTGAATGTCGCCTACGTCTTCAAGTCCATGGGCACCGAGATTGGTGGCATGGCCGCGCAACTGACCGCCCTGGCGCGTCTCGACATCCGGGGTTTTGCGGCAATCGGTGAAGCCATGCGCGAAGACGCGGTCAAGGCACGAGCCGAGGTCGATGCCTTGTCGGTACGCATTCTCAATCCGCCCCAGACGAAGCCGGCAACACCCAATTCAAGCACTCCCATCGCCGGGGCAGCCACGGAAGACATGCAGCGGATGGCCTGCGTGCTCTCGGGTGGTGAATGGCGTGGTGGGCGCTGTATAAAGAAAGGCGCCGAAGCCAAAGACAACAGCGCTGCCCGCCTGGCAGTCCTGAAGGCACAGGCCGATGCCGAATTCCGTCTGCTCAAGGTCGGGCTGGATCAGCAGAAGGCGGCTCTCGACCGGGCACTCGATGATCGCTTGGTGTCGATTCGTGACTACTACGCGCAAAAGACCCGTCTTGAGCAAGCGGCCATCGACGAGGACATGGCCCGCAAGACCGAGGAACGAAACGCCCAGCAGCAGATGGCGCGCAATGGCAAGGACGAGGCCATCCGGCTGCGAGCCATGGCCGAGGTCAAGAAGCTCGATGGCGAGATTGCCGTTCTGGCGCAACAACGCGGCGAGATCGAGGTGGCCAATGCCCATGCTGCAGCCAATGCCGAACGGCAACTCGCCAACGAACTCGCCCGGGTGCGGGATCGCCTCGCCGAGGTGCGCAATGGTAACGGTGGGACCGGCGGGGACAGCACGCGCGCCCGTCTGCAACGCGAGTATCAACCCCTAATCGAGCAGTTGCAGCGCATGGGCGATACCGCCGGCACACAGGATGTGGCGCGTCTGATCGATGTCGAGTCGGATCTGGCGGAACTGGCCCGCTTCGAACGTCAGTACCAGACCGCGACGGAGCGGCTCTCGCTGCGGGGCCGGGAACTCCAGGTGCAAAAGGAGGCGGGCCTCATCACCGAAACCCAGATGCGGCAGACGCTGCTGGGCTTGCAGGCCGAAACGGCACGGGAAGTCGAGTCACTGATCCCGAAAATGGAACAACTCGCGCAATCCACCGGCTCGGAAGAGGCGGTCAATCGGGTGGCGCGGCTGAAGATCGAGATTGCCAGCCTCAAGACGGTGACGGACGAGGTGGCTGTGCGTATCAATGGCGACACCCAGAACGCTTTCGCCACGATGTTCGAGCAGATCGGCTCGGGCGCCAAATCCGCCAAGGACGCCTTCGGCGATTTTGCGCGCAGCGTGCTGGCATCGATCAACCGGATCGCTTCACAGAAACTGGCCGAGAGCCTGTTCGGGGCGATTGGGGGTGGATGGGGCGGTGGCGGTAGTGGCGGATTTGGAGCATTCATCAGCGGCCTGTTCAAGGGCTTCGCCACGGGTGGCCTGGTCAGCGGGCCGGGAACTTCGACTTCGGACTCGATCCCGGCGCGCTTGTCCGCCGGTGAATATGTCCTGCGGGCCGCTGCCGTGCGCCGGCTCGGTGTCGATTTCCTGCATGCCCTCAACGGTGGCTTTGCCGTCCCCCGCTGGCAGGGCGTGCGTCTGGCCTTCGCCGAAGGGGGGCTGGTACCACCCGCAGCCCCCGCAACGACAGGCGCAGGGGCTGGCCAGGCGGTGCGTATCGTCAATGTGATCGACCCAAGCCTGGCGGCCGACTACCTCACTTCCCCCGCCGGCGAAAAGTCGATTCTCAACATCCTCTCGCGCAATGGCTCGGCCGTGCGCGAGATTCTGCGATAGGAAAATCATGGCCTGGACCTCCGGTACTGCATCGGACTACCTCGACCTGCTGACCCGCCTCAAGGCTTTCGTCACCGAGCATATGCTGCCGGCCAACGAGCGCTGGCAAGTCATGCGCTGGGTGCCGGGACCGCCGGCCGAACTCGTGCTGAAGGGGGTTGGCCTGGCCGGATCCGACGAGATTTATGTCGCGATCCAGACGGAGACCTCATCGGACTACGGCAACTGGAAACTGCGGGGCTATGTCACCTACAACCCCGGGGTGGCCTTCGATGCGCAGTACAACAGCAGTCAGACCTTCTATGCCTTGCTGACCCTGTCGGCGATGCCGTACTGGTTCGTCGCCAACGGCCGCCGCATCATCGTGGTGGTCAAGACCGGCACCTACTACGAGTGCGTGCACCTCGGTCTGTTCCTGCCGTATGCCACCCCGGCCCAATATCCGTATCCCCTGGTGGTGGGGGGCTCCTACAACGGCTCGACACGCTGGAGCAACGCCTACACCTATCGCAACCACCTGCCGCGCACGTCCGGCTATTCCGGGGCGTACTGGGCACCCACGGGCACCTGGAACAGCAGTCCGTATTTCTGGCCGGGCACCTGGGGCAGCAATCAGCGCGAGGCGCCGGATGGCAGCTATCCCTTGCTGCCCTTCGTGATGCAGGGCCTCGGCGAACTGGACGGCATGTACAGCGTGCCGGGCTACGGCAATGCCGTGGAGAACATCATCACCGCCAATGGCGTTGATCACCTCGTGGTGCAGGACGTCTATCGCACCGGGTACTACGACTATTGGGCACTGAAGTTGGAATAGATCATGGCATTCCAATCCGGCATCACCACATCGCCGAACGACTTGCTCGACAAGATCCGGCTGTTCGCCACGACCTACTGCGGCTATACGCAGCTGATGTACCAGGCCGACTCGGGCTATTACCGTCTGCACCTGCAGCACGCAGGCAGCGGCCAATACGTCAATCTTCACTCCTGGAGCAGCTACCTCGCGGCCTACGGTTCGACGTCGTTCAGCAGCGGCCTGGCCTACGGCTCACAGACCGTATCGGGCGGCTCGATCTCGGCCAATCTGTTGTCCGGTAGTGCCGAATACTTCCTGTTTGGCGGGGATGGCTACTGCTATTGCGTCATGCAGTACACCAGCACCACCTACAACATGCTGATGTTCGGCAGCATGACCAAGACCTGCAGTTTCACCGGCGGTGCCTTCCTCTCCGACAGCTACAGCGGTGCCGTGCGGGCCGATATCGACAGCGCGACCAATGCCTGGAAAACCGCCAACGGTTCCGGCAATACCTCGTCGCGGATGTTCTACACCAGTCTGACACGCCAACTCGACAGCTACTCGCCGATCACCTTCAACGGCGTCACGCCGCTATATCCGATCACCGTCGAGGTGGGGCGCACCAACCCGACCTACTATTACTCGATGGTGGGCTATATCCCCGAGGCCCGCCTGCTGCGCATGAACGGTCAGTACGCGAACAAGGACATCGTGACCCTCGGCAGCGACGAGTGGATGGTGTTCAGCACGTCCTATGGCGGCTACGCCTTCAGGAAATGACGACCTTTGTTGGTGGCGTGCTGCCGTCGGGATTCAAGGGTGATCCGGCCTATGCCTTGCCGGAGAAGTTCCTGCCGGCCCCGTTTCGTCCCTATGAAGGGGCCGTGGCGCGTGTCTCCTATGGCGGTTCCCTGACGAATCTGTTGCCGGTCAGCGAACTGCCAGTGAGCTTCGCCGGCTTCACGATCCGCCAGTTCGAGCAGCACTGGTACCACCAGATTCATCTGTTGCCGGGCAAGATCACGCTGGGCAACCTGCTGTCGACGCAGATGCGGCAGATCGAGGTGTGGAATGCGCATTTCGCCACCAAGTCGCTGTCGGCCATTGTCGGTGAGAACGATGGCGGCATCGTCCTTTCAGGCAGCAGCAATCCGCCCACGACCTTCGGCATGCTGTCGTCGCGCCTGTATGAAGTCTCGATCAGTCTTGATGGCCCGCCCGTCATCGAGGCGTCCTATACCTTCCAGTTTCCAGGGGAGACGCCGCGCCTCACCATCTCGGGCCGGCGCGTCGTGGTCTTCGGTCTGCGGCCGCACTGGGGGGAGACCTGGCTGGAACGGTTGGCCTGGGCGACCGATGTGCTGACCGCGAGGGATGGCACGGAGCAGCGCGTGAGCCTGCGCGTGAATCCGCGCCGCTCACTTGAATTCACGATCCTGCTCGGGCGCGACGATGCGGCCTTACTGGATGTGCTCTTGTCGGCCTGGCAGTCGCGGGTCTATGCCTTGCCGATCTGGCCGGACAAGACACAACTGACGGCGAGCCTGGTGGCGGGCAGCACCTTCATTCCGCTGACGACGACAAATCTGGAGTACGAGGCCGATGGCCTGCTGGTGATCGGCACCGACAGTCGCAATACCGAGGCTGCGGAGGTGCTGTCGGTGGCCAGCAATGGCGTAACGCTCAAGCAGCCGATTCTGCAGTCCTGGCCAGCGGGAGCCTTCGTCACCCCGGCGCGGACTGCACGGCTGCGGATCAGTCAGCCGGTGAGCCGGGTGACGGAAGCCATCGTTACTGCCCGGGTGGTGTTCGACATCGCGGGCACCACCACGATCACCAAGCAGGACAACGCCACGAAACTGAGCAACTTGCCGATCTGGCCGATGACCTTCCCGCGACCGAACCGGGAGCGCGATGTCGAGGGCGAGTATCAGCGACTGGCCGAGGTACTGGACTACGAGACCGGGATTACGGCGGTGGATGACTCGGGGGCGCGACCCTTCATTCGCCGTGCTTTCGATTTCCGTTTCACCAGTCGCGCGGAGATCACTGCGTTTAAGGGTTGGCTAGCGGCGCGTGCCGGTCGTCTGGTGGCCTTCTGGCAGCCAAGCTGGGAAACCTCGATCGTGCCCACCCGCAAAATCCTCTCGAACCAGACGGTGATGACTCTCGCGGCGCGAGGCTATGCCCTGTACTTCAACCCGATGCCGGGTCGGACTGAAGCCGCTTTCCTGCACAAGAACGGTACCTGGTACTACCGCACGATCTTGAGCTTCGGGGCGGGCACTACCAGTGACGAGGAAACGATGACTCTGGATCAGACCTTCGGCTTCGATGCCAACCCCGAAGACTGGCTCGCCATCACCTTCCTCGAAAAAAGCCGGCTCGACAGTGACCAGATCGAGTTGCACTGGATCTCCGACCGGATCGTCGAATCGGCGCTGCCGATCAAGAGCATCAAGGCGTAAAAATGTCCTATCTCACGCAGGAAACCTCGGTGGCCGCTGGCCTGCCGGTGGAACTCTATCGCTTCGTGCTCGGCCAGCAGGTCTGGGCAGTGACCAGTGGCCGCGAGGTTGTGACCTATCAGGCTGACACCTACCAGCCGGCCGTGCTACGTCGCTCCGGGCTGGAACAATCGCCGGATTTCTCGCGCAATGGCATCGAACTGGAATGTGCCCGCGACTTTGCGGTGGCCCAGTTGTTCGCTGCCAGTCGGCCCAATGGCGTGGTGTCCCTGACGCTGTTTCGCAATCACTACGGTGACAGCGAGTACATCACCGCCTGGAAAGGCCGGGTGGCTTCAGTGGTGTTTGCCGGTAGCGGCGCGACGATTCGCTGCGAATCGATCTTCACGGCACTCAAGCGCCCGGGGCTGCGCGCCCATTACCAGACCGGTTGTCGCCACGCCCTGTATGACCCGGGCTGTGGCATCAACAACCAGGCCTACAAGATCGCCGGCACGGTGAGTGCGGTCTCCGGCCTGACGGCCACCTCTGTGGCCTTCCTGTCGCAGGGCACCGGATGGCTGACCGGCGGTTACCTGCGGGTGGGTGGTGTGCCGCGCATGATCACGCAGCATTCCGGCGACACGGTGACCCTGTCGAGTGCCCTGCCCGGACTGGCGGTGGGCAGCGCCTTTGAAGCCTTTGCCGGTTGCGACCGGAGTTTCTCGACCTGCCAGAGCAAATTCGGCAATGGACTGAACTTTGGCGGTTTCCCCTGGATCCCGGCAAAGAATCCGTTTGCCGGCGACTCGATCGTCTGAGGTCGTTCATGTGGACACAAATTCTCGTCTGGGTGGTGACCACGGTCATCGGGGCCTTGTTGAGCCCCCGGCCGCCCAAGCCAGCTTCCGTCTCGCCGGGCAATGTCGAGGTGCCCGTGGCCGAACAGGGTAAACCCATACCAGTGCTGTTCGGCACGCGCGTCATCCGCCAGGCCAACTGCGTCTGGTACGGCGACATCAAGACCACGGAGATTCGCCAGACGTCTGGCAGCGGAGGTAAGAAATGAGTTTGATCGCCACCCACGAGGATGCGAAAGCGCTCGGCTACTGCAACTCCGGACTGCGCAAATGGTTCCCGCGTGACGGCGTCAGCTTTGACGACTTCCGCAAGGACGGTGTGACAGTCGACTGGCTCCGGGCCACGGGTGATGCCATGGCTATACGGCTCGCCGAGGTTGTCGAACAGCGCGAGCGGGAGGCCTAAATGGGCGGTGGCGGAAAACGCGGTGGCGGCTCGAGTTCCTATGTCGTCGGGCATCGCTACTACGCGGGGTTGCATCTGGTCCTGTGCCATGGGCCGGTCGATGCCATCACCCGCATCATCGTCGGTGAGCGCACGGCATGGAGTGGCAGCATCGCCAGCAGTCAGACGATCTACATCAATGCGCCGCAGTTGTTCGGCGGCGACTCGCGCGAGGGTGGAGTACAGGGCTACGTCGAGGTGAAGTTCGGCGGTCCGGCTGAAACGGTGTCTGGCTATCTGCAGCAAAAACTTGGCAGCATCATTCCGGCGTTTCGCGGCGTGCTGTCGCTGATCGTGCAGCAGTGCCAACTGTCAGCGATGAACCCCTACATCAAGCCCTGGAGTGTCGAGGCTCGGCGCATCCCGGCACCCGCCGCGCTTTATAACGGCAACATCAACAACGATGCCAATCCAGCCCACATCGTCTACGAGTGTCTGAATAATGCGACCTGGGGCCTGGGGCATGCCACCAGCGAAATCGATTCAAGCAGCTTCCAGACGGCGGCCAATACGCTGACGAGTGAGCAGTTCGGACTTTCCCTGCTGTGGGATCGCGAGCAGCCCCTCGAAGAATTCATCGGTGAAGTGCTGCGCCACATCGATGGCACGCTCTACGTTCATCCTCGCACTGGCCAATACACCCTGAAGCTCGCCCGGGCGGACTACAACCTTGGCAGTCTCATGGTGCTGGATGCGACGAACATCCTGGCGCTGGAAAGCTTCTCGCGCCCGGCTGAATCCGAACTGATCAACCAGGTCACGGTGCGTTACCGTGACCGCAGCACCGACAAGGATGCGGCGATCACCGTGCATGACCTCGCGGCACTGGAACTGGCCGGTGGTGTCGTGTCCTCGGTGACGGTGGACTATCCCGGTATCAGCAATGGTACGCTGGCCTCGAAGGTGGCCTTGGGCGACCTCAAGCAATTGTCGGTGCCGCTGGCCAAGGCGACGCTGGTCGCCAACCGCAAGGCCGCCAGCCTCAATATCGGCGATGCCTTCAAGCTGACCTGGCCGGAGTTGGGCATCGCCCAACTGGTGATGCGGGTGGTCCGCATCAGCTATGGGACCCTGACCGATGGGCGGGTGCGCATCGAATGCGTCGAGGATATCTTTGGCTTGCCCTCGGCCACCTATGTCTCGCCGACGCCGACCTCCTGGGTCTCGCCACTCACTGCGCCGGCTCCGGTGCCTTTCAGGAAGCTCGGCGAGGCGCCTTGGTGGACGGTGGTGAAGCGCGTCGTTGGTGAGTCGGCGACGGCTCGGGCAGAGCTCGAACCAGAAAGCGGGCTCCTGGTGGTGTGTGCCAGCCGTCCCTCGGGAGATTCCCTCAACGTCAAGGTGCTGACGCGCCAGGGCAGCGCTGCATTCGCCGAGGTCGAGGCGATGGGTTTTACGCCGAATGCCACGCTGATCAACGATATCGATCCAGCCGCTACGGTGCTGGCCATCGGTAACGGGCAGGATCTGGAGTCGGTCGGACTCGACAAGCTGGCTTATCTCGACGACGAGATCCTGTCGATCAAGGCGGTGAATCTCAGCGCCGGGACGATTACGGTGGAGCGAGGCATCCTCGATACCGTTCCCGTCAGCCATCTGGCTGCCGCCCGGATCTGGTTCGCCGAGGGCGTGGAAGCCCTGATCACCGAGCAGTATCTGTCCGGGGAGTCGCTGCAGGTCAAGCTGCTGCCCTCGACAGGCATGGGACGCCTGGCGGAATCCGCAGCGACGGCCGACAGCTACACCTTCGCCAAACGCATGATCCGGCCGTATCCCCCAGGGAATGTGCGGATCAATAACGTGATGTGGCCCACCGTGATTCTGGGTCAGATGGCACTGACCTGGGCCCATCGCGACCGCATGCAGCAGACCGTGTATCTGGTGACGCAGGCGGAAGGCAACATCGGTCCCGAGGCGGGTGTGACCTACACGGTGCGCATTTACAACGAGAACCTCGGGCTCCAGAAAACCCTGACGGGCCTGACTACAACGTCTTTCACCTACCCGACCACCGACGAAGCCACGGAGAGCGGCCTGGGCCGGATCAACGGCCGGATCAAAGTGGAAATCGAGTCGGTGCGCGACGGGCATGTCAGCTGGCAGAAGCAGACGCGGAGTTTCGAGCGGGCCGGCTTTGGCCTGAACTACGGCAAATACTATGGAGGCATCTGATGGCAAGCACTGATCCGAATCTTGGGCTCACCTACGGCTGGACGCTTGGTGAGTCGGGCTGGAACACCAGCATGGACGCGAATCTGAAGCGGCTCGGCGCAGTGGTCGGACTCTCCGTCAAGGATCGGGATCTGACCACGCCGCCGGCAAGCCCCGTCGATGGCGACCGCTACATCATTCCGGCCGCTGCGACCGGTGTGTGGGCTGGCAGGACCAACCAGATCGCTGTGCGCGTGGCCAGTGCCTGGGAGTACTACACGCCCAAGGTCGGCTGGCTCTGCTTCATAGAGGACGAATCGGTGCTCTCGGCCTACAAGACCACCGGCTGGAGTGCTGGCATCGCCATCTGAAAAAGCTTCACCTACCCCGCGAGCCCACCCACGAGGTGGGCTTCGCATTTCTGGAGGACGAAAACATGGATCCCACCCAAACCGAGCGGCGCAAGATGGTGACCATCCCGCAGGAAGAATTCGAGGCGATGCTGGAACGTGCTGCCGAGCGCGGTGCCCGGCATGCGCTGCATGAGGTCGGGCTCGATGGCGAGGACGCGGCACACGATATCCGAGAACTACGCAATCTGCTCGATGCGTTCAACGAAGCCAAGAAGACAGCCGGACTCACCATCATCAAAATGCTGGTGACCGGCATGGTCATGGCCTTGCTGGCTGGCGCCTTCGTCAAACTCAAACTGTTCGGGGGCCAACCATGATCGAGACTTTGCTTGGAGGCCTTCTTGGCGGTGCATTCCGCCTGGCCCCGGAAATCCTCAAGTGGCTCGACCGCAAGGGTGAGCGTAGCCACGAACTGGCAATGCAGGACAAGGCGTTGGAGTTCGAGAAGCTGCGTGGCGCGCAGCGTATGGGCGAGATTGGTGCTTCTGCCGATGCCGCGTGGAACACCGGTGCCATCGATGCCCTGCGCGAGGCAGTCGCAGCGCAGGGACAGCGATCCGGCGTGCGTTGGGCCGATGCCTTGTCGATCAGCGTTCGCCCAGTGATCACCTACTGGTTCATGGCCCTCTACTGTGCGGCCAAGACGGCAGCGTTTGCGGCTGCCGTGACCGCCGGTGCCGGTTGGGGAACGGCGATCCTTCACGCCTGGACGGAAGCCGATCAGGCGCTGTGGGCCGGGGTGCTGAACTTCTGGTTCCTCGGTCGCGTGTTTGACCGGGTGCGGTGAAGATGGCAGTTCCCGCAGCTGCCATCGAACTGGCCAAGCGGTTCGAGGGGTTCCACCGGGTTCCGAAGCATGATCCGCATCGGGCGCATCCCTATGTCTGTCCGGCCGGTTACTGGACCATTGGCTACGGCCACCTGTGCGACCCGAAGCATTCACCAATAACCGAAGAGGAGGCCGAGTCCTATCTGGCGCACGATCTTCAAACGGCCCTGGCGGCGACCCTGCGCTATTGCCCTGTGCTGGCTACCGAACCGGATGGGCGGCTGGCAGCTATCGTGGATTTCGCCTTCAACCTCGGCGCGGGGCGGCTGCAGACTTCAACACTGCGACGGCGGATCAATCAGCGAGATTGGTCTCAGGCCGCAATCGAACTACAGAGGTGGGTTTATGGGGGTGGAAAGCCATTGCCCGGCCTGGTCCTGCGGCGTAGAGAGGAATCAAAGCTGCTTCTGGCTAGCTAATGCAAAGGAAAGTTGAGCACATCAAGTAACTGCTGGCGGATCGCTAGTGCAGGCGCCGTGAGATCGACTGTAGCAAAGCGAATGGCGTGTCCCTGGATAACCACTGTCTCATCCACAGCCTGCCCTATTGCCGGATGCAGAAGCAGGCCGCACGCGCACTGGTCTAAAGGATCGGCACTTGCGGTTTGAGACATCAAATAGGCGTAAATCTGATAGACGTAGCCACTGCGGACTGACTCCTCACGAAACCAGCCCTTGGTTACGATCGAATTGAATTTGGTGTCGATGACGATTCTCCGCCCGCCTGCGACGTGATCTAACACGACATCAGTGCGCATCGAAGGCAGAATCGAGTCGATTCCGGTTGTCTTGGCATTGATCTGCCAGCCGAGGGGCTTTCCTGTGTTGACCTGCCAGCCGTCCTGCGACAGCACCACCTGGTAGAAGCCGCCCACGGCGCGCTCATAAAGACGGCGCACCCAGACTTCCTCGCGGTCAGGAGTTGCCAGGTACTCGCCACCGTCGCCCTCTGTTGGAAGTGCAATATCCAAGGCCAGCTGCGCGGCCGCAACCATGAAGCGGTCTTTTGCGTCGTTGCGGCCAAAGCGATCGGTGCTGATTTCGGATCGAGTCGGCCGCAAGCCGGATACGCCCAGTCGTTTCAGCGTATTCGCAAGGTTGCGGCATCGATGGGACAAAGCCGATCGGCGCACTACAGTTGAGATTTCAACGAGTGCCACCAACACCAAACGATTACGCGGAGTGTCGATCGTCAATTCCTCGAATCGACACGCCACCTTCCCGCGAGTCAGCAATTGATGGCGTTCAGTGGTGAGCATATCGATGCGGCCACGGACGCGGCTGAGTTCAGCCTCTCGCTGACGAAACCCTGAACTCAAGTTTTGGCGTAGCCGCTCCTCGACAGCATGTGCGAGGATTTCAGCAACAAGATCTGGAATGTCGTCCGGATTGTCCTCAATTGCTACGGAGCCCTTGCCAATCGATTGATATAGATCCGACGCATACAGCATCAACAACCACAAATTGCGAACGGGGATGCGGCCAACGAGCCCGAAGGCACCCTGGTCGCTGTCCTCCATCGCCAGCGCAGCCATTGCTACAGCCCTTCGATCAGGCGTTGCCGGGCAGTTTTGGCTTTGTCCAACGCATCAAACCAGTATTCATCGAGCAGTGGGCCAATCTCGGTCATGACTACCTGCTTGAACCATTCTTTTGGATCGCCTTCGATTGATCCGATGCGGGGTGTCACGTAACTGTGGCCAATTCTGAATTGGCGGCCAAGTGTTGGGTCATCAGCGATAGTTTCGTTGAGTTTGGCGATTCGCAACTCGACTTCGCCCACGAAATCGGGCAAAAGGCCGCAGCGACCAGTGAGCCAATCTCGCCAAGCAGGTCCGAGCCGTGGCTCCAGATCCACAAATGCAAACCGTCGCCGTAGAGCAAGGTCGACTAACGCCAGGGAGCGATCGGCGATATTCATCGTGCCGATGACGTGAAGGTTGTCAGGAATGAATACCCTCTCATCCGCTTTGCGCCTATAGCAAAGCTCCAGGGCCTCATGGGGAGAGCGTTTGTCGGCCTCCAGCAGGGTCAGCATTTCGCCAAAAATCTGCGCTGGATTGCCTCGGTTGATTTCCTCGATGACAACAACGTAGGGCTGTGTCGTTGCCCGTGCTGCTTCCACCGCCTCCATGAAGGCACCATCCACCAACGACAGCTTGCCATCGCCGGATGGGCGCCAGCCACGAACGAAATCCTCATACGAAAGATTCGGGTGGAACTGCACCGCTCGGACCTTGCGGTGATCACGTTGTCCGATCAAGGCAAACGCCAGTCGCTTTGCCAGCCAGGTCTTCCCTGTACCCGGAGGGCCCTGCAGGATCAGATTCTTCTTGCTACGCAACCGACTAATTAGCCGGTCGAGCTCGTCACGATCGAGGAAGCACCCATCCGCAACGATGTCGTCAATGGAGTAGGGATCGGCAGGCGCATCGCCTCCCGCTGGCATTGCACTGTCACTCGGGTGCTCATCGCCATCTTCTTCCTCCGGATCGGCTGGCGATGCCTCTGGTTCTTTATCGGTCCACGCAACCAGGGAAAGCTCAGGAAACGAATGGACGGGGTACGACTCATCCTCGAATTTGGATTCCAGCGTGTCCATGGCAGCGAGGTAATCCGCAGCGTTGCAACGCCGCTTCGGACCATGGCGTCCAATCGTGATGCTGAGTGAGTTGGTGATGTAGGCCTGGGAATTGTTGTCGAGACTGAGGAAGGTCCAAGGCCGCGCCCAGTACAGACCAAACGTCAAATTCCAGGCGACGCCTCGACGTCCATTGGCGTTATCGAAGGCTGTGGAAAATTCATCCCGCGCCTTGGCATCGTCCGTGTCTGCATAGCGTAGGCCGGCAGCAAATACATTCCACAGTGCATCGATGTGGTCCGCTGGGCGCACATTTTCATAACCAAAGTACCAAGACTTCATGTTATTCAGCACCGGAATCCCCTCAAAGGAATCCGGCACAGGAATCGTGACGCCGAGAAACTTGGCTAGCTCGGCGGCGATGATCTTCCTGTTCTCGTTGGTGATGCCCCGGTTGATCATGCCCATCGTGGTGAACGGGCAAATGTCGCGTACAAATCCGGTCGTGCCGTCGACGTACTTGTCTTCGGTCAGGTACCCAAGACCTTCAGCACGCCCCGCGATCTCGCGAATGCCTGCAACCAGTGCTGCCCGATTGTTCCTGTAGTCGAGCAGCTTGGTGGCAACGGCTTCATAAAACTTGGTCCAGCCAAAGCGCCGTTTGTCTGCCGCAGCGTCCCCGAAACGCTCTGCCCAGTAGGGCGCATTGCGGAAACGATCGATATCCTGCTGGGCATCTCCGAAGGCAAAATCGATCAATGCGTCAGCCGTCCATTTGCCACGCTGAACGCGCCAGATTGTCCGTTGATACGTGTAGAAATACCAGATCTTGGCTGGGTCGAGCGGCGTCCAATCTACCTTGACGTGCCGGCCATCCCCAAGGTTTTCAGTGATGGTGCCGATCGCTTTGATCGCCATAACCGAGACCGTCTGATCACGGTTATCGAAGGGGAGCTCATGCTTTTGCGTATAGGCCGCCTTGATCGCTATCCGCTCTCCCGGCTGCATGGCACGAACGGTATCAAGATACTTGTCTTCGTAGCCGTTCTCCCAAATCCCCTCAGCTAGGAATCGGGGCGTCTGATCGTCTGTGCCTCCATAGCTCGCGCCTACAAACCAAAACGACGGATTTTCTGCTCCCACAGCCTACCCCTTTTCTGATTTTTTCTTTCGTTTCCAGAGTTCTTCGCATGGGGCGGGATGGTCGCGAATGTCAGATACCTTCTCGGCCCCAAATCCCCACTTGCCCTCGGCGGCATAGTCCATCAACTGACGCTTGCGATTCTTGATCGCCCAGCTACCGTGCTGTCCTTTGTCATCCTGCTTCAAATAGTCGCGAATCAAGCTGGCGACAAACTCCGACTCGGTTTGCGAATGCTCGTCATGGCGTAGTGCCAGATCATGTTCCAGCTCGCCGGATGGTGTGAAATACGTGCTGTTGTCGAATAGAAGCGCCGATAGACTCAAAAGATGGTCAACGGCCGAATCCTGGGTAAGCAACTCCAGGACATCATCGATGTAGGCCGTATCGGGCTTTTGGAAAACGATACGGCCTCGCTTAAAGTCTGCCTCGGAGGGAGCGGCGGACTTGCCGTCTGCATCGTTGATATTGAATTTCGCCTGAGTCGACAAGCTCGCGAATGACGAGGTCGAAACCAGCACGCCCCGGATTCGGAAGGTCCATTCCTCACCCTCGAACTCGACCTGTTGGCCGCTGGCCGCCAGTTGCCGCTCCACCACGTGTGGCATGTAGAGAGTGGATACGATCTTGTAATCCGACCAGCCACCGCCAGCACCCAGCGTCAGGCCCTTAGGGTCAACGAAGCCAAAGGTCTGGGTGCGTGACTCGTGGTCGAGAATCCACACGATGAAATCAGGGTAAAACCAATCGGAATCATCCACGCGGAGGCGGAACGACTCATCGCGTTTCTCCAGATTGCGTTTGAGCCAGATTTCCTTGCTGCCCCATTTNAGAGGGGTTTTGTCGCTCTTGGGATGATTCCCAGCCGGATAGAGGCGGCGAATCAAATCACGGACAAACGCCTCCTCGTGCTCATCGAGCCTGCCCGGGCCGACGTCAATATCATCTTGGCGTGGCGAAAGCAGTAGCGGCTGATACACGCTGCCAGGCGCAAGTACCTCAATAGAACCCTGGGGTTCGACGATCAACGGAAGATTGTCGATATCCGGACAAGAGAGCGAGGCTCCGAACAGCCCGCCTTGAACGGGCTGCGCTGGTTTTTTACTCGGCATTCAGGAAATCCTTGTAGTACTGGTCGGGAATGCCGCTCTCGTGCGATGGAATGATTGCGTAGCGACTCTTCCGGTTTTCTTGTTTTCGATATGCACCTTCGAAGAGGCGCCGTACCACGGTGGCGGCCAGCCGATTCAAGCGCGTCAGATCGGCGGCCTCACGGACATTGAGCATGCCGGGCATGCCCAGGATTTCATATTTCTCGCTGGCGAGTGCGCTATCAATGGCATGCCGATCGAAGGCGAAGTTCCACCAGCGTTGCAAGCGCTTCCACTCCACCATTTCCCGGTAAACCGCATCGCGATCCAGCAGCGGACTCCATTGCTTGAATTCAGGCGTGATGTCCTGCCCCACGATGCCCTGTAACGCTTCGGTTTTGCCGTCTTTGAGCTTTGACGTGGCGATTGATGCGGTCAGGGAGACCTTGATCCGATTCACACCATTGAGCCAATTGGCGCCGATTGCCGTGACGCTGAAATCGCGAGCATGCGGTGCAATTGCCCGTACCGATTTCAGCACCGGCGGGGTGTGCTTGCGGACATTGCACTCGATACGCTTGAGCTCAGGCACGCCGTTGTCGATCAGACTTTGCAGGAACGTGTCGAGATATCCAGATTTCAGACCAAACACATAGGCAGTTTGCAAAGGGGCCAGTTCAGCAGGCGGCTTATCCAGACGTTTCCCGTCGCCATTGACACCCGCGAAGCGCACCACCCGCCCGAACATCTGGATGATGAGCGAGCCTTCTCCTTGCCCCAGGCGTAGCAGGGTCAAACTGGATGCCCGGAAGTTGTCCCAACCTTCCGCAAACCGGCGTGAGCCAATCAAGACATTCAGGCCGCTGCCGGGCGTATCGAGCTCGGCGAAAAGCGAGCTGGACATCGCATCGTCTTCCACGACTAGTTTGACCGCCTCGAGAGCCTTCTTGAGGCCGGCGGCGTCACCCACGTTGACCACACCGTAATAGTGCGAGGTATCGCCCCGCAGCAAGCCGAGGCCGAGCTCACCAGTAGCCGCCTTGATAATCCGCAGCACAGGTTTGTCGCCCTGTTGCCACCCGAAGCAGTCAGCCAGCACACGTTCTGCCAGATTGCTGGTATTCCAGCCCGTTGTGGCTTGGCGTACCTCCGCCGGAAGCATATCCGCGCCAACCGTAGTCGCTGCCAATAGCTGCGCCATGCTCTCGGCCAACTTATTCGGCTGTGCCAGCATCGCGGTAAGGTAGGTCAGGACATCAACAACGTCCGAGGTCTGCTCCTTATCGCTCTGAGCCTTGCCACCAATCACTGAGAGACCAAGCAAAACCCACAGCGGCGCTGCAACCTGAAGACCAAGGTCGGCAGCAGATTGTTTGGCCTCGGATGAGCGGTAGCTCGCGACCTGATGCCAGTACGACAGCAGTGCCGCTGTCATGGTTTGGCGTTGTGCGGCTACGCTCGCATCTTCCTTGGATTGCACCCGCACATGCCAGAAATCCTTGCCATATCTGTCCTGGTGGAAGCGATCGTAGGCGTAATCAAAGATCACTGATTTGGCGTAGCGATCGAAGGCATGCTCTCCCTCGGCCACCTGGCCGAATGTAGCCGAGAACTCAATCAGCAAACCACGATGCTTGGGGTTGGGGGCATCAATGCCAGCCAGATCGGCCTGCAAGGCCTTCCACATGCTGGCCTCGGATTTCTGGCCCTTGTGCCCCTCATCGACAAATACCAGGTTGCGACCATCGGCAAATGCCGAGGTGGGAACAGTGACCCCATCGCCCTTTTTCTCGGTTGCCAGTTTGTTGATGTCCAGCACGATGACCGCGTCAGGCGGCAAACGGCCCATGGCTGATGCATCGCCATCCATCGGATAGGCAAAAACCTCCCAGGTCGACAAATCGCGCAGCTTGTCCGCATGCTGTCGGGTGAGCGATTCAGAGGGGGTGATGACAATCAGCCGATCCCAAGAGCGGCGTTTTTCCAGCAAGGCCAGGCAGGCATGCAAGACGTGCGTCTTGCCCGCAGCGGTCGCCATCCAGAAGGCGGCGAGCTGCAAATCGGCATCCACGAATTCTGTAACAGCCTCACCCTTTGGTTTGTTCCCCTCGAGGTAGGCATTCAGGCGCACCAGGAAAGCAGAAGCATCCTCCAACTGGGCATGTACCCAGTGGGTGAACAACATCAGCGCCAGATACTGGGCGTAGCGAGGGGCGAACTGGACATGGGCACATGCCTGCCGTACTTCACTATCGAGAGAAGATAGATGCCCGGCATCGCCGGAGCACACCGATCCAATTGCCTCCAGGTATTTCCCGTCAGTGAGGCCGTGCGCAGCACCGATGTTGTTTTCCACCGTTCGCAATTGCGCCATCGCGGCCGTAAGCGGGATGCCCAACTCGGCCGCCAGCGCACCCCGCAGGACCAGCGCAGCTTTCAGTCGGGCATGGCCAGATCGCTTCACGGCCATTACTGTCTCCCGAACTGTTGCGCGAAGATGGCCTCGATGGCCTCGAACTGGTCGCAGCCCTCGAAATTCAGACTAGCTGGGTCATTCGTATAGATGCGGTCGGCAGGGTGTTCTGCCAGCTTGGTTTTAACCCACTCGGCAGAGTCCTCGGCGGTACAGTCGCGGAAAAACACCGCGACCGATTGTTTGCGCCGGTTACGTCCGAGCAGAACAACGCCTCGATCCTCACGATATAGGCGGATGACATCCAAGCCCAGTAAGTAGGGAATACTCTCAACCAAGTCGACGTCGTGCGGTTGAGCCTCACCACCTCCCTCTGCGCGCCTTAGCTTGTAGCCGATAGGTTGTGTGAAGCGGTCCACTCCGCAGTACAAAGACCGGGCGGCGGCATCAAGGCGATACCGAAGGGCAAACGCAGCATCTTGGAATAGCAATTCACCTGACTCACCTTCAATGATGCCGGTGTCGAGACTTTCTAATGTGTCGTCGTATTGTTCAAGTGCCTGAACACGAAGGAACGCACCAGGCCCGGCCACTTTTTGAGCAACCCCGCTTTCCCAATCGAGGGATGCGGCAACCTTCTTGATCCTGGGGAGAGTCACAGCCTCAAAATATTTGTTTACCTCGACGACCAAAAATCTGGCGTTCGTATCTGAGGTGGCATTCATTTGTAGGATCGCGTGGGCAGTTGTGCCGGATCCCGCAAAAAAGTCTATAACGAGCGCATCGTCTTCAGTTGCGCCACTAACCTTCAAGGCCTCTTCAACGGCAAATACTGACTTGGGATATGAAAAGATGTCGTTCTGCTTGAACAGTTTCTTCAAAACCCCTGTGCCATGTTCGGTGGCTGAGAATTTTGAGTCTATCCACATCGTGGTCGGCAGCACTCCGGCATTGGCCGGACGGTACTTGTAGTAAATCGTCCAACTGCCATCTTCATTTTTCGAAGCCTTGAATACACTCGGCTTCTTGGAAACTTCCGTATATTTCCAACGCCACCGTCGATGTTTCCCATCCTCGTCGATCGGATATACCGCCGTTTCTGAAGATTTCGGCTCTTCAAGAATCGTCCACTCTTTCGACTCCTCTACCCACTCCATTTTAGGAACTCGAATCGAGCTCTCGGTGACATAAAGCGGGTAATACATCGTTGGTCGATCTTTTTTTTCTGAACCCGAGCCCCGCTTTCTAAAAAGCTCCCACATAAACGAACCGTCTTCGTCCGTTTCCTTGTAGCGCTTCTTTTGAGCAGCAGTGCGGTCAAGCTTTTCCAGATCACTGTCCGGTGAGTTTTGGACAAAGAAACCATACTCATGGGATACGGCGAAACCGCTGGGTTTGGGGCGGCCAGAAGGGTTGATGCGAATCGACACGACACCCGCAATCGATTTTTCTCCGAAAATCCGTTCCAGCAGCATTCCCAGTGGTTTCTGCTCGTAGTCGTCGATCGTGCAGCATAGGATCCCATCGTCCTGCATCAGGCGACGTCCGAGCTTTAGACGGTCGTCCATCAATGCCATCCACGAGGCACTGCGATATCCGTTTTTATAGTCGATCGGGCCTGCGTCAGTGTTGTATGGCGGATCGATATAAATACAACGAGCTTGCTCTCTGTATTTTTCTTGAAGGGTGTTAAGCGCTTGCCAGTTGTCCGACTGGATTGCAGTTCCATCAAGGGCTTCATCGAGCGGCGTTGATGCGGTAATGGCATCCAATAGTGACCATTTGAACGCGTCGTCAAAATTCAGGGTGTCAACGGGCAACGGCAGGTACTGCTCGCTGGCAGCCGTGGCAAGATCACCAGCGGTTTTGTGGATGCATGCGGCAGCCTTGGCGTAGTCTCCCAGGCCAAGCTCTTTCCATTCCTTCCGCTGCTTTTTGACGATGGTGTCGATGTTCTTCACCAGCCACTCGGGGCAATAGCGTTCGAGTCGGTCGAGGGTGATGACGTAGCGTGTCTCGAACACGAGCTTCTTCTTTTCCCAGAGCGCTTTCTGGAAGTCTTCGAGTGCGGCCAGGAAGTCGATGATGTGCCCACCGATTTCGCGAACGATGCGGGCCACCTTCATGGCCCGTTTGGGAAGATCGGTCTGCTGCGTGGCCCCGGCCAGCAACTGATCGACATCCAGCACCTCGGTCTTGATGAAGATGTCGAGGTCTTCGGTCAGTGCCTCTTTGAGTCGCTTGTGGATGAAGAAATCGCTCTGGTTGCGTGCCATGAAGCGATTCAGCCAACGGCGGATGTCGGCCCCAACTTCCGCCGTCCCACCAGCGCCGACTTTCTGTATGGCAGTGACGACCTCGTCCTTCTGCTTTTCTGTCTGTGCGCCCTTGAGGTATTTGAGGCGAACCTTGATGACTTCGCCATCCTTGGTCGTCTCATCGAGCTCGTAATGGGCCTTGTCATTAGGCTTCAACGCTGCCCGTGTGGCCTGGAGGCTTTCAGGCTCCACAGTGAACAGGATGCGTTGGCCATTGGCCAGCCGGACAGGGAAGTCGGTGAAGATGTCGCCCGACTTGATGTAGTACATGTCCTCGGTGGCCCAATGAAACTCGGTGTCCTCTCCCGTTGATTTAACGTAGCGGGAGCCCCCTTTGCCATAACGCCGCTCGACAATGAAGTCGCCGTCCTGGTAATGCCGAGAGAAGAATTGGTACAGGCGGTTCAGTACCTCCGCACGATCTTGCTGCACTGTTTGCTGTTGCCCAATGGTTTCTGTCCGGCTGCGGTATTCGGCAACCAGTCCCTTGGCCGCCGGAATATTCTCAGCCTGGGTCAGAATGGCTTCGCGCTGCTCCTGTGTCATTCCAGGCTTTAGGCCCAGTTGATCTTCCAGGTCTTTGATCCGAAATTTGTCGTCGGCCTGGGCCTCGTGGCCAATCGCCTCGAATGCGGCATTCAGCAGTTCCGCTAACTGCCCGCCCTGGAGTGCTTTTGATTCGTTTTCGGTGATGATTTCGCCAAGAAATGCCTTGACCTCTCGGTTATGGCGGCGAATTACGCGGTATAGGCCAAAGTCCAATGCCTCTGCCTCATCGAGCTGGAATAGCTCGGTCATCAGCTCGACAAAGCGGGTTTCCATTTGCTGCCGTTGTGACGGCAGGGATGCAATTTTCGACGTTACCTTCGCCATTGGCGTTCCTGTTGTTCTCGTTGTCATCCGGCAACCATCTTCCTGCGACGGGTTGCACGTGGAATAATGCCGCTATTGTGGCTCAAAAACTGAGCCATTGCCATCCTGAGCGGAGCCATGAACCGTACCGAGCGTTTCTACAAGATCGACCAGATGCTTCACGAACGGCGGGTTGTGCCGATCGAGGTGTTTCTGGATGAACTGGACGTTTCCCGCGCCACCTTCAAGCGGGACATAGAATACATGCGGGACCGGCTCCATGCCCCGATCGTCTGGGATCGGGACGCTGGGGGGTACCATTTTGAGAACGTCAAAACCACAGGCCCCGCCTATGAGCTGCCGGGCCTCTGGTTTTCGGCCGGGGAGTTGTATGCCCTGCTGGCCGCGCACAAGCTGCTGGGTGACATCGAGCCCGGCATCCTGGCCTCTCATGTCGCGCCGCTGCAGGCACGGCTGG